GGTCATGTCGAGCGTCATAAGGTCGCATATTCGTTCGGAGCCGGATGTGTCGTAACTGTCGTGTCGGTTGTCGTGCTTCGAAAGTTTGTAAGTCCGTCAAGTGCAATTGGGGCAGCTAGCACAACCACACAACTCAAAAACGTTACGACCAACGATCAGAGTGTTCTTCTGATCCAGACGTTTGCCCGCGATATGGGACCTCCGAGTTGGATGGTCCGATGCGTGGAAACTGGAGTACCGTTTCTATCGCAAAGTCACGCGGCTAGAGAAATGGGTCTTAGCCGAACCATGCTTGGCACTCATTTGAACGGAAAAGCTGCGCATGTTGGTGGATTCCACTTCGAGAGAATCGCTATAGCAGTTCCGAGAAACGGGTAAATCGCAGAAATAACACGGGTTATAATGAGAGGGTAAAGAGTGTGGCCTCCGGCTGCCTCGTGCAATTAACGGCCTCCGGCTGTATTGCACACGCCCTCTCATTTTTTCTCGCGCAGAAATAACATGGCTTTTAATGAGAGAGTGACATGCCCGACGTTTAAGGGATACAGCGGCTACCGTCTAAGACCGTGTTCATGCACTCTCAATTTTTTTTTCGAAAGGAGGTCTATGATCAGAGCAGTCGAGAACTTAGTAGTAGGAGACGTGTTCAAGATCGGAGATACTCCTGTCGTCGTTGCTGGATTCGCAAGATCGTCCGAATTCAGGAACACACACATCGAGCTTTCCTTAATGACTCTTTATAGTGACGGCGGGCGCACAATGAAGATGACTTTGGAAGTGCCTCGACAGTTCCTCGTCGAGTTGTTCGAGACGTAAACCGCAAGAATAACATGGCATATAATGAGAGGAAGGTTCAATTTGGAATCGTTCGCAGCTGGGACTGCGCCTCTCTTTTTATTTCCGAAAGGAGGTGTCATGTACGTAGTCGTACAACAGAAGAGCTATGGCTTCTTCAGTTTCATCGGAGATGTCATCATGTTGTTTCTCACGGCAGGTCTGTGGTTGATCTGGATCTTCGTCCGTGAGATGAGAAGGAGGAACCAGTCCTATATTTTGTGAGCCATCATGCAAAGACAGATCTTCTTCAAAAAACAGATGCTCGGCAAATGGCGCAGAACAGATGGGGACACAAGTAAGCACGTGAACGAAGAATCAATGTTCCGTGAGATCGAGAAGTTGGTCAACGATGGTTGGGTAGTAGAACCTCACGGAGTTACTCATGTCAGAGCAATCACGCTTACCCAAAATGAGAGGTAGCTTATGAATTTGAGCGGATTGACAATGGTAGCAGGCAAGGCGAAGTACCTACTGAACGAGAACTCCACGACCATCCTTACGGCTGTAGGCGTCGCAGGCACAGTTGGGACAGCAGTTCTAAGCGGTCGTGCGTCGTTCAAAGCTGCAAGGATCCTTGCGGAAGAGCAGGCAAGAGAAAACGAGCGCGAAACAGGAAAGGAACTGACCAAGCTCGAGAAGGTTGTGGTCGTCTGGAAGTTGTATATTCCGCCGGTCGCAAGTGGTGTTGCTACGGTCGCTGCCATCATCGGAGCGAATCGCATCGCTTCTCGGAAGGTCGCTGCACTGACAGTAGCTGCGGGTTTGTCAGAACGAGCTCTACAGGAGTACAAGACGAAAGTGATCGAACGGATTGGCCAGCGAGATCATCAGAAGATCCGGGACGATATCGCTCAGGATCGTGTGAACGAGAACCCGATCGAATCGCAAGAAGTGATCATCATCGGAACAGGTGAAGCTCTCTTCTTCGACAACGCTACTGGGCGGTATTTCCAGAGCACGATGGAAAGTGTCAAAGCGGCTCAGAACAAGGTGAACTACAACATCACGCATTACATGTACTCGAGCCTGAGTGACTTCTATGACGAGATCGGTTTGCCTGGCACAGCGTATACCGATTCCGTCGGATTCAACTCGGATCATCTGCTGGAGCTCGACTTCTCAGCGACGATCTCGACAGACAATCGACCGTGCATCGTGATCGACTTCGTAAACCCTCCTATCTCGGGGTTCAACAGGTTCGACTACGATTGACTGGAAGACTGTACCGTCATAGCTCGTATGGAAAGGATAAATGAATAAGCTCCTATATTCTGACGTCCTAACGCTCGTTCTCGGAGTAACTGTGGCGATCGCGTGGGGCGTCTATCTATGGTTGTTTCATGCTCCGTGGTACTACTGGTTCGTCGCAGGACCGTTTTGCCTTGCTCATGCTGTTCGAGCATTGTATTACATAATCCTGCCTGAGCCAAAGGGTCTAACAGAAGATGAAGCGCGAATTGCAGCGCGTGAATGGATGCGAGAGAACAATTTGGACAGACGCTGGTAGAAAGGAAATAAGTGCTCAAAAAGACCATCACGTATGAGGATTTCAACGGAGATACGGTCAGCGAGGATTTCTTCTTCCATCTATCGAAGGCCGAATTAGTCGAACTTGAGATGAGTCATGAAGGTGGTCTATCTGCATCGTTGGAACGAATCGTCGAGGCTCAAGACAATGCGGCCTTGATCAAGGAGTTCAAGAGCTTGATCTTGCTCTCGTACGGAAAGCGTTCGGACGACGGTAAACGGTTCATCAAGACACAAGAAGCACGTGACGAGTTCATATCGACGAACGCGTACGATGCATTGTTCATGGAGTTGGTTACCCAAACTGACAAAGCAGTCGAATTCGTCAACAGTGTGATTCCAAAGGACCTACCCGAACTAGCGGAGCAGGTAAAAGTAACGAATCTGCAAGCTGCTCCAGAACCAGAAGTGCGGATCGTCACACCCGAAGAGATGGAGGCGATGTCCGCGGAAGAGCTTCAAGCGATCGGCCCGAAGATCCAGTCAGGTGAGGTGAGACTGGGTAAGAGCGGCCCGCAAGACTGAGGATAACCGTATAAGGGGCGACAAAAGGCGGGGACTCGTGGGAGAACCGCTGACAAATCGTCCGTCGGTCCCACGACTGAAAAGCGGATGTGTCCGCCGGTTATCTTCAGACATTCGCAGCTATAACATGCCTTATAATGAGAGGCTATCTACTAAAAGGAGTATAGATGTCAGGCCTTATTTCTATTGCCAAATTTGCTGCAACCACCGCTGCAAGTTTGAGTGTTGGAAAGGTCCTCAACGACATCATCAAGAATAACGTCACCATCACGACTCGCGTCGATAAGTACGCGGTCAACGTTGGTGGGTTCATTCTCGGATCGATGATCGTTGACAAAGCCCGAGAACATCTCAACAAACAGTGGGAAGAAGCAGTTGAAGATTGGAAGAAAAGTAAGAGCGAGGCAGAAGCAGAAGAAGAGAAGTAAGTAGCAAAGGGAGAGTCCAAACTCGGACTCTCTCTTTTGTCTTCTAAATTAGGGGTAAAATGGAGCAACCGGATTTTCCTCCAAATAGTGAGGCGAGTAGGAGAAATCTGCCCGAAAAAGACCTCGAGCGAATTACCACGAGTGAACCGGTTCGAAAACGAAGATCTCTTGGTAAGCAATTTAAGGACACATTTATAGGTGGCGACGTGAAATCTGCTGTCCGATACGTAGCAATGGATATTTTTCTTCCAGCAGCAAGAGACACGATCGTCGATGCATTCTCTGGCTGGATCGAGAAGCTGATCTATGGAGATTCGCGTCGATATCGTGGAACCACGCATCCACAGTCGGGACCAACTGGGTATGTCAGCTATAATAGATATTCGGGTCCAATGGGGGGAAGCGCAAGTCGACTACCGTCCGCCCAGAGAGCACTAAGTCGTCAGGCTCGGGCTCGTCATGACTTCGATGAGATTGTGTTGGACTCAAGAACAGAGGCCGAGCAAGTAATCGATCAAATGTTTGAGGTGGTGAATCGTTATGGATCCGCGACAGTTGCAGACCTCTACGAATTGGTGGGGCTTTCCAGTGCACACACAGACCACAAGTGGGGGTGGACGGACCTTTCTGGGGCTGGGGTTTCTCGGCTTCGCGATGGCTATCTACTGGATCTCCCGGACCCGACGCCCCTCGACTGAGGACGTGAAGGAAGCGGGAGCAGAAGTAAAGGAAAAGGCCGCGCAGGTTCGGGACAAACTCGAGACCAAAAAGAATGAAGTAGTCAACGACGCGCTCGACGCAACACAGGAGAAGATCGACGATATTCGTAAAGAGGTAGGTGGTACTGACGTCTAAATCAGTCGAGATCAGAGAATTTGCTCAACGTGTGGAACGCTTATGTGAGTTTCTTTTAACTTCGCTAGATGCAAAAGACAGCGGAACAACCGATGTTCTCGTGATCAAAAAGTTAAGAGAAGATGCGGCCGATATTCAGTTCAATCGGTCTGACATCACAAAATTCGATGGTCTCGATGATTTTATGAGAGGTTTAAATAAGGAGTCGACATGAATCTTCTACCGGCAGCGATCAGCATAAAGATCGCTCGTACAGCATTAGTGGTTCAGAAGAACTCTCCCGAGATTCTCTTTGGCGCGGGCGTTGTTGGTTTTGTGGGAACCACGATCCTGGCTTGCCGAGCCACATTGAGAGTCGACGATGTTCTGAATGAAGCAAAGAACAAGATGGATCTCACCAATACTTTGCAACATGACGATTACGACGATAGAGATCGAGCACGAGATCGTACGCTTATTCGGTATCAAACGGCGGCAAAGATCGGTAAGGAATATGCTCCGGTGGTAATTTTGGGCATTGCTTCTATTGCTGCCCTTACACGATCGCACCAGATCTTGAATCAGCGTAATGCAGGTTTGGTGGCTGCGTACACTGCTCTTGATCGAGGGTTCAAGGAGTACCGAGCTCGAGTGATCGCGAAGTACGGAGCGGAGGCGGATCGGGATCTGCGATATGGCACTCGGGAGATTACTGTAGTAGACCCAGAGACGCAAGAGAGAACGACGACTGTAAGTGCGGGTCTCGGCGCCGAATCGATCTACGCCAAGTTCTTCGACGAGAGCTCTTCGTCATGGAGCAGAGATCCAGAACTTAATCGGTTCTTCCTCCAGTCTCAGCAGAACTACGCGAACGATCAGTTGATCTCTCGTGGTCATATTTTCCTCAACGAAGTGTATGACCTGCTCGGTTTGGAGCGAACCTCGGCCGGATCTGTCGTTGGCTGGGTTGTCTCTCATGACGGCTCGACCGACAACAAAGTCGACTTCGGTATCTTCAACGAAGATAGTCAGGCGGCTCGAGATTTCGTCAACGGCTTCGAAGGAGCCATTCTACTCGACTTCAACGTCGATGGTGTGATCTACAATCTGATCGACACGCTACCTGAGGAGTTGCAATGGCAGCTGAATCACTAACGGCACAAGTTACAGAACAAGTAGCCGAGAATCTCGAGGAGACTGCTGCAGTTGTTCGAAAATTCGGCATCTCGAACGTCACATTTCTCGGCGTTGGACTTGCCGTGGGCGCAGCTGTCGGTTTCTACTTCGGACATCGCTTGATGAAAGAGAAACTTCGGGCCGAGGCTTTCAAGCAGAGTAACGAGGAGCTCGCAGAACTTCGTGAGATGTACTACAGCAAGCTCAAGGCGATGGAGCCAAAGCCGACTCTCGACGAGGTCGTGGAAGAAAAGGGATACGTCGTAGTCGAAGAAACAGAGCGACCAACGCGACCTCCGGTTCCAGTTGAGGAACCAAAGCTTACAGAAGAACAGCAGAAAGCAGTAGACGAGGTAAACCAAAGAAGACAAGAACTAAATGACTCTCTTGTTTGGGATTACGAGAAAGAAGTTCGAAGTCGAAGCAAGAATCATCCTTACGTGATTCATCAGGATGAATACAACGAAAACACCGACGAATACCAGCAACTAACGTGGACGTATTACGCAAGTGACAATATTCTCGCCGATGAGAACGACGAACAAGTCAGTCGACCGGAGTTGATCGTCGGCTTGGAGAGTCTGATGAAGTTCGGACATGGTTCAGACGATTCCAACGTTGTGTTCGTTCGCAACGAACGTCTCGAGTTGGATTTCGAGGTTTGTCGCTTGTTTAAGAGCTACGTGGTAGAAGTGCAGGGGTTGGATGACACAGAGTCCAATGAGACGCAACCTTGATTATGAATATTACCGATGGCTAGTTCATCAAATCCAGATTCCCAGAGGCAATACCAACACGTATGAAGATCTGTTCTCGAGATTGCACGATACGGCGTTCGTCTTTGACGTAAGTCCATCTACAGCGGGTGATCATAACAGACTACAAGACGCTCTCGATCTGCGTGTGGAGTTCATGCATGGAGCAGACATGATGTTGGAACATCCGGGATCGATGCTTGAGATCTTGATCGCCCTTAGCCGGAGAACTGCGTTTACCGGTGGTGGATATCCTCCAGTATGGGCGTGGAAGCTTCTCGAGAATCTCAAACTGAACAAGGCGTCCGATCCAATGGTTGGTGCAAAAGCTGACAGAGTTGAGGATATTCTCGAAGCTGTGATTTGGCGGACGTACGAGCCAAACGGTCAAGGTGGATTCTTCCCGTTGAAACACTCAACCAAGGATCAAACCAAAGAAGAACTCTGGGTTCAGATGAACATGTACGTCACAGAAATGATGGGAGAATAAAAATCCACAGACGTTAGGAGGGTTTGATGGATTTTTATCAGATCCTCTCTAGAGAAACGAAAGATAAGGGTATTGAACTATACCCTGATTTCATCGTTAAACGCTCTCAGGATCTGATGGTTCAAGGACGGACCTTTTATGCCATTTGGGATAAAGAAAAAGGTCTTTGGTCTCGCGATGAGTATGACGTTCAGCGACTTGTAGACGAAGAACTAGAGAGAGAAGCAAGTAGACTTCGTCAAGAAACGGGAATTAATTACGTGGTAAAATACATGCGCTCATTTCAAAGCAATACTTGGGCGCGATTCAAGCAATTCCTGGCTAATATCAGCGACAATAATCATCCTCTCGATTCCAAGATTCTATTCTCGAATTCGGAGATACAGAAGAAGGATTATGCCAGTAGGCATCTGAGCTATCCCTTAGAAGAAGGCGATATTTCAGCGTGGGATGAGCTTGTTGGGACGTTGTATTCAGTGGAAGAACGAGCCAAAATCGAATGGGCTATCGGATCCATCGTGGCTGGAGACTCGAAGAAAATCCAAAAGTTCTTCGTGTTCTATGGGCCCGCTGGATCCGGTAAGTCCACGATTTTGAACGTAATGCAAAAGTTGTTTGACGGCTACACGACGACGTTCGATGGGAAAGCACTAGGGCGTGCGGATGGAACATTCGCCACGGAAGCCTTCAAACACAATCCCTTGGTCGCTATTCAACACGATGGTGATCTGTCCAGACTTGAGGATAACACTCGGCTGAACTCGATCGTCTCGCACGAACAGATGACGATGAACGAGAAGTACAAGCCGAGTTATTCTGCAAGAGCGGATGCATTGTTGTTTATCGGTACGAATCAACCGGTAAAAATCACAGATGCCAAATCAGGAATTATCCGTAGATTAGTAGACATACATCCTACTGGTGTAAGGATTCCGATCAGGCATTACCAAACCTTGCTGAGTCGAATCGAATTCGAGCTCGGAGCTATCGCTCAGCATTGTCTTCAAGTATATCTGGAAATGGGCAAGAACTACTACAACGGTTACCGCCCACTCGAGATGATGCTCCAAACCGACGTGTTCTTCAATTTTATCGAAGCCTACTACGATATTTTCAAATCACAAAACTACACGACCTTGAAGCAAGCATACGGTCTGTACAAAGAGTTCTGCGGCGAGACCGGTATCGAGAGACCCTTGCCTCAGTACAAAATTCGTGAAGAGCTTCGTGATTACTTTGACGACTTCAAAGATCGAGGCGAGGTAGATGGAGAAAGAGTACGAAGTCTCTATACTGGATTTAATGCAGAAAAGTTTAAGGTTCCAAAAGAAACTGATAGCGATCTACCTGCATATTCTCTTGTTATGGATGAGACTAGTTCACTCCTTGATATTGAGTTTGCTGAACAGCCAGCTCAGTACGCAAATAAAGACGGAGTTCCAGGACGCAAGTGGGAAAACGTTAAACGAACTCTTTCAGATATTGAAACAACGCGTCTCCACTATGTTCGAGTACCCGAAAAACACATCGTAATCGACTTCGACCTGAAAGAGCTCAATGGACAGAACAACGCCCTTGAACGTAACTTGGAAGCCGCAAGCAGTTGGCCAGCAACCTATGCCGAGCTTAGCCAATCTGGAAAAGGCGTACATCTCCATTATGAATATGAAGGAGATTCCGGTGAGCTGGCGACTACATATTCTGAGGGAATTGAGATCAAAGTATATTCAGGAGATGCATCATTACGAAGAAGACTCTCGCTCTGTAATTCCATTCCCGTTGCAGGAATCAGTAGCGGTCTCCCTCTCAAAAAGAAGAAGGAGAAGATGCTTAAGGCCAAGACTATCACATCTGAAAAGGGTCTTAGGGATCTCATAGAACGAAATCTGAGGAAAGAGATCCATCCTGGCACCAAGCCATCTGTCGACTTCATTGCTCATATTCTCGAGGAGGCCTATGAATCCAAGCTAAAGTACGACGTCACCGACATGCGTCCCCGTATTCTAGCGTTCGCCAATAACAGCACACATCAAGCATCGACTTGTTTGAAGACCGTTCAGAAGATGCACTTCCAATCAGAACCGGAAGTAGGTCCAGATGCTGTGGTAGAAGTAGACGATGATCGCATGGTTATATTTGACGTTGAGGTGTATCCTAATCTCTTTGTCATTTGTTGGAAGTTTCGTGGAGACGACAACGTTGTAAGGATGATCAATCCGACACAAGCAGAAGTCGAGGCGCTAACGCGACTAAAACTTGTGGGTTTCTACAACCGTCGATTCGACAATCACATTCTGTACGCCGCTGTCTTGGGATATAGCATTCCGCAATTGTACGAACTTGCTCGAAAGATTGTCGTCGACAACAATCGAAATGCGCCGTTTGCTCAGGCGTACAATCTCTCTTACGCTGATGTCTGGGATTTCAGCTCGATCAAACAAGGCTTGAAGAAATTCGAGATCGATCTGGGAATCCATCACATGGAGTTGGACTTTCCGTTGAACGAACCCGTAGACGAGAAGGATTGGCCAAGAGTAGTCGAGTACTGTGTAAATGATGTGAGGGCAACAGAGGCAGTGCTCGAAGATCGATGGGAAGACTTCGTAGCCCGTCAGATTCTGGCCGAGCTCAGTGGGTTAACCGTCAACGACACGACACAAAGACACACAGCTAAGATCATATTTGGGGACGACAAGAATCCTCAACAATATTTTGTCTATACGGATCTAAGCGAGGAATTCAATGGCTATACGTTTGATGCTGGAGAGAGCCACTATCGAGGGGAAAACCCAGGTGAAGGTGGTTACGTTTACGCCGAACCTGGTATATACAGTTCCGTTGCTCTACTTGACATCGCGTCTATGCATCCCACAACCATTGAAATACTCAATCTATTTGGTAAGTATACTGAAAAATTTGGAGATCTCAAGCTGGCGAGAATTGCCATCAAGCGTGGAGATTTTGCCACCGCTCGACAGATGATGAACGGTCGACTAGCTCCGTATCTTGAAAACGAAGAGGGTGCGGATAAGCTAGCGTATGCCTTGAAGATCGTGATCAACATCGTCTACGGGCTCACATCGGCAAGTTTCCCTAATCCATTCCGAGATCACAGAAACAAAGACAACATCGTCGCCAAACGTGGCGCGCTCTATATGATCGACTTGAAGAACGATCTACAAGATGCTGGATATTCTGTAGCACATATCAAGACGGACTCCGTGAAGCTTCCTGAAGCAACACCAGAAGAGATCAACTTCGTAGTAGAGCACGGAGCTCGTTATGGCTATGACTTCGAACACGAGACAACGTACGACAAGCTCTGTCTCGTGAATGATGCTGTGTACATTGCTTGTAAAGATGGTCAGTGGACAGCTGTAGGTTCCCAATTTCAACATCCTTACGTATTCAAACAATTGTTCTCCGGGGAAGATTTGGAATTCGACGATTTCTGCGAAAGTAAGAACGTCACCAAGGGGACAATGTATCTAGATAGAGAGGATCATGGCGAAAAAGAAGGAAAAGAAAAGCAAGAAGACCTCAATTATCGTGACATGCGTCATCTTGGGAGGACTGGCCGGTTCGTACCTGTGTTGGAAGGCGGCGGGACACTTTACCGAGTAGCGGACGACAAGTACTATGCTGTGTCGGGTACCAAAGATCATCTGTGGATAGAAGCTGAGATCGCTGCTTCCATGCCAGATCTCCAAATCGATTACTCATATTTCGAGAAGTTGAAAGACACAGCTATAAAGACCATAGAGGAATTCGGATCATTTGAGGAGTTAGTAAATGGCACAGCAAGATAACACGGTACTGATGGAAGGTGTTCGAATTATATTTCGTAACTTCTCCGGCAAAGAGGGCCAGTACAATCGTGAGGGCGATCGTAACTTCGCTGTGTTAATCGATGACGCAACGGCCGAAGCAATGGCTCGAGATGGGTGGAACGTCAAGACTCTGAGACCTCGTGACGAGGACGAAGAAGAGCACCCACAGCCATATTTGCCAGTCTCGGTAAATTTCAAAGGTCGTCCGCCCCGGATTGTGTTAATCACGTCTAGAGGCAGGACCAATCTCGATGAAAACTCAGTCGAAATGTTGGACTGGGCGGACATCATCAATGTCGACTTGATTATTCGTCCTTACGAATGGACGGTCAACGACAAAAGCGGGATCAAGGCATATTTGCAGAGCATCTACGTCACGATCGAGGAGGATGCTTTGGAGCGTAAGTATGCCGAGATGGACCAAGCATGATCGAGAATGTGGAATCAGAGTATATTGCGCAGCGCTTCCATGAACTCTATGAGGAGCTTGCTCCAAATTTCGGTTACACGACTCGACGATCGTCAGCAGTTCCGTGGGAAAAAGTACCTGAGCCTAATAAGTCGCTTATGATCGCTGTCGCAGACAGGCTCATAATCGAGGGCACAATTAGGCCAAAACCATGACGGTAGTTTTAGCTATTGTCATCGCCGTTATAGTTCTGGTCAGCATAGCGTTTGGATATTTCCTTGGTATAACACGCAATCGACCCGAATAGGACTTATCTTGGAACAGACTAGCCTTACGACCAAGTATGTGCGAAAGCCACTATTCGTGGATGCTGTGCAGGTGACCGAGCAGAACTTTGCGGATATCGCCCGGTGGTGTTTCGGAGAAGTTGGGAACATCGATGAAACTCCGGTGGATAAATCAGCAGAGTATCAACCCACCAAGCAGTACATCCATGTTCGAGTTCACAATCCCAAGAACCCGAGGCAGACAAAGGCGTTTGTGGGAGACTGGATTCTCTACACAGAACGAGGCTACAAGGTCTACACTACTAAGGCCTTTCAAGCAAATTTCGATCCGGTAGAAGAAAGCTGACCAAAACTATAGGGAGGGGTGATATTTTGAGCGAGATGAGCTCAGCTGCCAAGATCGCGGCTGGTGAGGAGAACTCGATCGGTGATATTCGGCGCTACTTCGAGGCAGATGCACGGCCACTTCAACCGAACGAGTTCGTGGCATTTTGGAAGTCGCTCAGCGAAGAGGACAAGGAAGAGTTCAAGCACGCCGACCTTTCGGCGAAGTAATCTAGCTGGACCCTGAGTGGGAACTCCCCGATCTCCGCGACCTGGGCTGACACGACGAACCAGGGAGTGTTGTTCTTGCCGCAGCACGCAGTCCCCGCTGAACAACAGCTTAGGGTCCTTATATTTAGGAGGACCGTTTGACAGTACTACTCACAGCGCTAGTACTCTTGGTGCACGGTGTGCATCATCAAGATAATCGCTGGAAAGTAGTAAAACCGTACAATGCCAAGTTAGAGCGTATGGCAATGTGTGAGTCGACCAAGCGTTGGCATATCGTTACTCACACAAGAACCGCGACATATTACGGCGGACTACAGTTTAGTCTGTCAACGTGGAAATCTGTACACGGGAAAGGATATCCTCACAAAAACAGCAAGCTGGAACAGAAGTATCGAGCAGTTTTACTTATTAGACGCCGCGGGTATCAACCCTGGCCTATTTGCGGAAGCGCATAAATTAGGAGAGACTATGATCGATTGGGAAATAGTCAAATCCGTGGGGTTTGTCATAGTAGTGATATGTCTTATCTTCGGGTTTCTCGACTTCTCTCAGTAATCTAAGGAGTTAATGTGGCTACAATCGTGCATTGCGATGGATGTGGATTCACTGAGCCCGACGATCTGGCTCAATCACAGCGAAAAATCAAGAAAGTCACCGTAACCGTCGAACACGATCCTCGTGAGAGTTTCCCAGAAGCCAAAGAGAGAAACTCAGCGGATCTCTGCCCGGATTGTCAGGGACGAATGCTTCACGAGTACTTTGGTATCCGAGCGGAAGGTCAGCTCGAGACTCCTGCATTTCTTGCACCAAGGAGTCTAAAGGCCGGTGATTAAGGCAGTTCTTCAACCGTGGCAAATTCTAGCTTTTACTGGGTGGTTCATTGGTGTTGAAATCACGTGGATCATCATGAAAGCGAGAAGACAACGATGAACGACTGGGCATTAGTAGTGCTCATTCTCGGTCTCTGGTGGGGGTTTGTCATTTTATTCGTCGCTGCAGCTTTCGTTAGTACAACGCGACGAAAGATGACTTGATGAAGAGAAAGCCGAAGGTCGGAGACCGGATCAAATTCGGTGAGTATCTTGGAATCGTGACGAGTGTGGAACTTCGACATTTCGTCACAATCGACATCACCAACGGCGTGTCAGAACGTTTGCAGATGAGTCATGTCGATAGCAAGGGAATCGAATTGGTAACGGAGGAAAAACGTGCCAATCAGGCGAGTCAAAGGCGGGTACCAGTACGGAAGCAGCGGGAAAGTATACAGAGGCAAGGGAGCGAAGAGCAGAGCGTCGAAGCAGGGTAGAGCAATCAAAGCCAATCAAGCAAGACAGAAGAAGAAATCATGAGCTGGATCATCTGGTTGGTCATCATCGTCTTGGTTCTCATGTTTCTCTTCTGGGTGATTACAAGACGGTCGCAGAAATAACATGTACTATAATGAGAGAGCTGAACGTTTTGAGGTGCTACCTAACGCTCTCTTTTTTTCTTGCTCTCTTTTTTTCTTCGATTTTCCCAAGTTTGGTAAGCGAAGAGGGAGGATGCCTTACGTAGACAATCTGCGGCCCAGATGTGTTAGGCCAGGGTCATTGTAAAGCCATACAGGAGGGTATGACCTAATGACCGCAGTAAGAAAGGTGCGACGTCACCGTAAGCCGTTGGGGTTTGCGGCGGCGTTTGTGACACTTTCTGCAATTCTGGTGTTTGCGTTCGCCTCGAGCGCACTCATCGGTAGCAGTAACTTCGAAGGAAACGACGGGAATCTCGTCGTGAACGGAGCCGGTCATACTGACTGGGACAATGCTCCGAATCTGACTTCCGCCCAGGATCAGGAGCGGAGCCAAACTGACAACTCGTTCGGACAGGGCACGAAGGAAGACAACGTGAACGTTACTGTTGTCTCGGGCTCGATTCCGAATTCGAAGGCCGACCTCGCACGCTATGCAACTGCTGGTGAGGTCATCAACGGCGAAACGTATCTCTATCTTGCGTGGAGCCGTGCCAACCAGTCCGGAACGGTCAACTTCGACTTCGAGCTGAATCAGCTGGCTCAGCCAGATCTGACAACGCCTGGAGCGAAGGTGCTGAACCGGATGGCGGGTGATGCTCTGATCAACTACTCGTTCCAGGGTGGAAGCAACACGCCGACGCTCACGAGGCGATCGTGGACCGGCAGCGCCTGGGGACCAGAGGTTCCGATCAGTGGCACCTGTTCTGAGGGAGCAACAAACAGCTCCCCGGTTCTTGACACGCTCGGTGGGCGACCGCCGGTTAGCCGTCCTGCTCAGCAGTTCGGTGAGGCCGCGATCAACCTCGTATGTGCTGGAATCGTTCAGCCGAACGCATGCGAGCCGTTCACGTCGTCGTACGTGAAGTCCCGCTCTTCGACAGCGTTTACGTCGGAGATCAAGGATTTCGTGGCGCCGATTCCGTTGAACTTCTCGAACTGTGGTCGGGTGATCATTCGAAAGCAGACCGATCCCAATGGTGCTACTCAGTCGTTCGGATACCATAAATCATTCACCACACAGCCTGCAACAGGGAACACATTCTCGTTGCAGGACGATGGTGTTCAGAACTTCACTGGGGTGCAACAGGCAAGTGGTCTGACCGTGAGCGAAGATCCGGCGCCACCTGGCTGGGACTTCGATCATGTGGACTGCTCGGCATCAACGGGCGTAAGTCCGACAATCAACGGAGCATTGGTGACGTTTGCCATCGACAATGCTTCCGATATTCTCGACTGCACCTACTTCAACCGCAGTCGAGGCACGATCATCCTCAAGAAGGTGACCGATAGCGGCAACGGCAGCTTCCTGTTCACATCTGGTACGCTGCCCGGTGCCCCATTCACACTCACCACAACCGGTGCAGGTGAAGCTGGATCTGCTTCGCAGACGATCAGCGATCTCGTTCCTGGTGTGTATGATGCAGCTGAGCAGGTCCCTGCCAACTGGCATATCGTCGGAACACCGTCTTGTGACGACAATAGTTCCCCGGCGGCAATCAGCCTGCAGGGTGGCGAGACCGTCACTTGTACGTGGCACGACGACCGTGATGTGGGAGCGATCGACATCTCCAAGCTGCGTAAGCATGCAGCTGACGGACCTGGCGATCACCCGCAGTCGGGCGTTCAGTTCCAGGTGCTGCTCGGCGGTAACGTCGTCGGTAGTGCTACGACTGACTCGAGTGGCCATGCTTGTGTGAGTGGTCTTCTCGTCTCGGCGTTCGCTGGTGACTACACGGTCCACGAGATCCTGCCTTCTGGTTATCACGGAGAAGCAGACAAGACCGTGACTGTCGTTACGTCGACTGGCTGCGGTGACGAGCCGAATGACGACGCGGATGTCACGTTCCACAACACACCACTGACGAACGTAACCGTCTCGATCGATTCTCAGGTCGTTGGCGGCACGGCGTCGACGGTGGACTGCGACAACAACGACCTCGACTTCTCGACCGGGGCCGGTGGGGATGGTTCACAGACGGCGAACAATCAGGAACCGCAGACCATCCATTGCACGATCGTAGTCGATCCGTAAACACGATTCTCCGGAAGCGCGAGGGAATCCGCCGGAGATAGGGAGGGGTGCCCATAACCACACACTAGTGGGCAAGCATCCCTCCCGCGCGTTTTTCCGTCCTATGGTCTAAGGTAGATGGTTGCGAACGGCGCAACTCACGGATAAAACTGAGTTCACAGTAGCATAGGAATCTGTGAGCCAATCCGGTAGTAAGGAAAGCGAAAGTTCACTTGCAAGGGGCGAGTAGCTTGTAGTTCCAGAATCCGGCGGTACGAGAGGTCGTTATTACAATCAGCGCCAAGCTGAGCTACTCTCGTTAGCTCAGTCCTTTCGTAGTGGTCTCAGGCATGCGGGCATCGTATCGGGCTTTTCAAAGCATGCAGGGTGAGACGTCGATAGGCCCGAGCGGGCTCACCCATAAAATTTAAAGCTTAGATGAGAGGATAAGGGAGACATCTAAGGATAGGGCGGCTCTATCATTTCCGCAAGCCCGAACCCCCTAGATTCTTTTCACTGCGGCGTGAAGAGGCTAGGGGGTAGGCATTAATTGGGGGATAAATGCACCAAATAACCTTCGAAAAACTCGGCGGCGACGACAGTAGTTGGGTTAAAATATACGATGACCCAGACGACGAGGATTTCGAGTTCATGGATCCCGTTCCTCACCATACCTTGTACAGTCAGATCGAGAATCTGAAAAGGCTGGGTTGGAAAGTAAAAACAGACGTAGATCCAGAGTTTCCCGGATTTATTCTCGTTAAGAACTGAGAGGAAAAAAATGCCAGTAGACAAATTTGTACTTCAACATGAGAAGTGGGGCACCATTCATCAGTTGAAGCCTGGTGGCAAAGAGACGTACTGCGGGAACGGCAACAACGGCGGAAATTACAAGCGCAAAAAGCTCAGCAAGGCGAATACACATCCAAAAGCTCATCCTTGCGGGACAGCGCTGAAGTGCGGAGCAAATCTCTAGATGGCAGAGCTGGAGAACGGTCTAATCGAGCATGTGAAGAAAGTTCGGATGGCTGAGACTTTGGCAAAAGATGGGCTTTCCGCTGAAGAAATTGCCAAAGCCATGGGTATCAGCGAAGCTAGTGTCCGTTTTCTTTTGAGCGAAACAACTAAATGAATCTCTGGGGTCTGACATGCTGGCCACTGTATCCTCAAGTGCGATCTAAACCGTCTACAAAAATTGGAGTGTGGCCCGTTTATCCACCGAAAGAGGAAGAAGATGGAAGAGCTAGTAAAAGAAATTCGAAGACTGCGAAACCGAGAAGGAATCCCACTTCACTTTCGTCGTCGCCTCGGCGGTAGTAAACCGGCCATAACCATCTCGTATGGCTACAAAAGAATTGCGCACAACGTGAGCGAAAAAGAAGGACTTTTGATTGTCAACGCAGTGCGCTGGGTTTACCACGATTTTGTGAATCCTTAAAAGGAGAAAAATTGCCCGACGAAGTTACCAACATCAACGAAGTTAAGAAGTCGAGTGATGGGTCCGTCAAGATCTCAGTCGAGAAGTACGAACAGCTGCTCCAGGCAGCTGCCAAGCCCACGACAATCAATCGGACCGAAGTCATCAAGACAGCCGAGATGGTCGCTCGGGACTATCGGATTTGGGGCGGCTCCTTCATGGGACTCGGCGCGGCTATTTTCACCGTCGGCGTGTTCCTTTACAGGGCCGGGCTACGAGCGTAAATAAAGACTGAGCCTGGTGACCGACGTGAATACGAAGAACCTCGGGTGGATCAGCCCGCACAGGTAGGAATCAGGCTCAGTAAAGTTCGGAGGGGCAGCGGTAGTACCGTATCTGGATAACAACCAGGAGGCAGATTAATAACCAAGACGGCGCCGTGTTGGGAGTCATTCTGTCTGCCCCCCGATTAGTACTCTCCGAGACACACACATCCGTAGAGTTAAGGCGGGTAGAGCTCACTCGGAGATAGGGTGGGGACATTTTTAGTGCGTTTATTCCCTTATGCCGGAGAGACATCCTCCCTCTGGTAGGGCCACTAAATTTGTCCCCATCCGCCGGTTCAAGCCTTTTATTTTTCGAAAGGATATCTAAATGGATCTGTTCGGACGAAAGCCCGACGCACTTACCAGCCCAGAATTCGTCGCCCTCGCTTGGCATTTGGCTGGTGCCTCCTTGGTAGCGTCTGTCGTACTGGACAAGAAGGAAGATTTGGAAGTGCAAGAAGTTGGTAGAGTTTTAGGCGTCTTGTCCTCGAGTTTCTCCGATCGTTTCGGTGTAAAAGAACCGACAATCAAATCACCAGAAGTCTCGACGTATAAAACTAAGTAAGGACCAAGATGATTCCTAAAGGTTATACGGTCGAAGAACTTGATATACGACTTCCCGGTGAACCAGAGCTGACTACTCGTTTCAAATGGCGTGCCAACTGGCGTTGCAAGACGATGGAGAAGATACGAAATGGGACGCCATCCTACAGATACGAGGTAATCGACGAAGGCAATCGATATTTGGTAGTGGCAATGCAAAACAGATTGGTGCCGATAAAATGAAACTCATAGTTGGTGACCGACAAAGTGGACGAACAACTGATCTGATCAAAGCTGTAGCCGACGACATGGCTCACGGACTAACGTCTTACATCGTGTGCCATACAAGTCAAGATGCTTATAGAATCGCACAAGAAGCGCAGAAGATGGAATTGGATATAAGTTTTTCTATAACATACGAAGAGTTTATTCACAGGCAATATTCGGGTAAGAACATAGACAAACTGTACATCGACAATCTTCGTATGTTTCTAAAACATATTTCCATAGTTCCTATCGAGGCGGTGGTTTGGTGATGCTTGGTCCTCCTACATGGACATGTCACGTGTGCGGTAAAGAGCGTCCGGATGACAAGATCTCTGTATATTCACAAACGACAATGGAGCATGGCGTTGAAATTCAGCAAAATGTTCGCTATTGCAACGACAATCCGAAATGTGTGGAAGGTGCTAAGACGATTAGGTGGTTTGATAATGGAGAGGAAAGTGGGTAAGTGCCCTTCGTGTGGAGAAGAGCTGAAAAAAGTTGGGCAGTTTAGACCCGAGGGAGAAGCACCTAAAGGTCGATACAAGTGTATGAACTCCGAATGTTCCGAACGAGGCTGGTTCAATAGACAAGGAGAGCGGAGATCATGAGTGATAGAGAAGGACGCTTAGAAGTTCAAGGTATCGTCTCCATGAAAACCGATGAACCGATGGTCCAATTTCGTCAGCTCGAGCGTTCTCCCGGGACGGAATGGGAAACAGTCGCCGAATGGCAGGCCGTTGTCTCCGATGCGCGAGAGATGGCTCAGCAAGTTCTCGAAGCAGCGATGAATGCCACCTATGACGCAGCACTGGTAGGGTGGGTAAAGGAAAACTGGCCTGACGATTGGCAAGAGATGGTTGGACCGCTACTTACACAAATTCGTAGATACCGCGCTGACACGTGGGGACTTCCCGATCAACCGGAGGATTGGCGTAATGGCTGAACCTAAGACCGAAATCGAAAAGCGTCTGGACAGGCAGGATCTGGCAATCCGGACGATGGCTCATTGGCTTCACGAGGCTCAAACTGGATTTGGTGCCCAAGACGTCCTAGGAATTGAAGGCATTCTAGATGGAACTAAAAGCGCATCAGAAGATAGCACTAGCTCAGCTGACTAACGGCACGATCCTGTGGGGCGGCGTGGGGGCCGGAAAGTCTGCGGTCGCAGTCGAGTACTACCTGCGATACGAGAAGCCCAAGGACGTGTACGTGATCACAACAGCCAAGAAGCGCGATGAATTGGACTGGGACAAAGAATTTGTCGAGCGTGGGGTGAGTAAGCATGAAAGAGGAAAAGATACCGGACTCCTACATGTTGATAGCTGGAATAACCTCCACAAGTACCGAGATGTCGAAGAAGCTTTCTTCATCTTTGACGAGCAAAGACTGGTCGGCAGTGGTACATGGGTGCGATCCTTCCTTCGAGTTGCCCGAAACAATCGATGGATTCTTCTCACTGCAACCCCAGGGGACACATGGCTGGACTATATCCCTGTATTCGTCGCTAACGGGTTCTATAAGAATAGAACTCAGTTCAAAAGAGAGCACGTCGTTTACAAACCGTATTCGAAATTTCCTAAGGTCGATCGCTATCTGGACGAGACACGGCTAGAAAAATACCGAGATCAGATATTAGTGAAGATGCCGTATCCGAAGATGACGGTTAGGCATCCACACACAGAATGGGTTGGTTACAACGAATCTCTGTTGGAAAATGTCGTCAAAACCCGGTGGCACATCTACCAAAACAGGCCAATAAAAGATATTGCAGAGCTGTGGATCGTTATGAGAAGGGTGATCAACAGCGATCCAAGTCGCGTCAGGCGCATAGGAGAGCTTCTAAACATCCATCCGAAGCTGGTGGTATTCTATAACTTTGACTACGAACTAGAGCTTCTACGGGGCTTACAACGCGACGTAGCGGTATCTGAGTGGAACGGTCACAAGCACGAGCGCATTCCGACCGCCAGTTCGTGGGCATACCTGGTACAGTACGTAGCAGGCTCCGAAGGGTGGAATTGTGTAGAAACCAATGCCATATCCTTCTACAGTCTTACCTATTCTTACAAAACCTGGGAACAGGCGCATGGGAGAATAGATCGTCTGAACAGTCCTTTCATAGATCTGTACTACTATACCCTGAGAAGTAAGTGCTGGGTAGATGACGCCATCTGGAAGAGCCTGAAAGCCAAGAAAAACTTCAATACGAGCCAATATGACGTCGAAAATCTTGGCATCTTGGCAAATAAAAAAGCTGATTTGGCTTAAACAAGCGGTTTGAGCGTGTAAGGATTTGCCCAGAAAAATCGATCCGAAACTTTATGGGGGATTGAGTGTAATATCTATATAGCCCATAACCTACGTATTCTCTAACCCTACGCGCACGGAGAATAGATATTAGGTTAAACGCTATAGAAAGTTCTTTGACGTTTTTTCTTGGCAAGGCCAAAAAGTGAGTTTTTAGCTCAACCACAAAGAAAATCGAGCAAAAACAGCTGAAAAAAAATCTTGGCAACGATCTTGGCAAATATCTTTTTATAGGAGGAAAACAATAAAAACCACCCACAAGGCTCGCGCAGGTTTCTCAAGGCCTTTAAAAGAAAATCGGCCCGCAAAGCCGTCGCCTTTTCCCAAGGGCCCTAATAGGAGAAAAGTATGGAAGAACAATGGAGACCGATAGCGGATTTCCCTGGATACAGCGTCAGTAATCTAGGAAACGTGCGCACTGACAAGTCTGGGAGAATCTTACGCCTAAACGCCAACCAATTCGGCGTTCTTCAAGTAGGAATGATGCGAGATGGAACCCAATACCACAGATCCGTCCCACTCCTGGTGGCCAAGGCTTTTATTCCTCAGCCTCTTGGGCCTTTTGATACTCCTATTAACCTTAACGGTGATCGTCACAATAACGAAGTAGACAATCTAGCATGGCGTCCAAGGTGGTTTGCGATCAAGTACAACCAGCAATTTCGTTATTCATACCCCCACCACATTCCAATGCCGATCATCGATCTCAACACACGAGAGATCAGTGAGAATTCGCTAGATTGTGCTATGCGTTACGGTCTTCTCGAGGAAGATCTGGTAATGTCTATCCTAAATCGCACCTATGTTTTCCCAACTTATCAAGAATTTGGCGTTTATGAGGAATAGATATTAGTTCGTAGCCACTACGTAGAATATAATGAGAGGTAGTAGCTAACTCTATCTTTTTTGAGGAGGTAATCACTAAATGTGAACGAAGCCCAATACCAATCCAAGGTAATACAGAGACTTGAGCGCATGTTTCCAGGGTGTTTGGTTCTAAAAAACGATGCGACATACCGACAAGGTATTCCAGATCTCATACTTCTTTGGAATGAATTTTGGGCTTCGCTAGAAGTAAAAGTTGGACCATCAATTCGTAAACAAGCCAATCAAGATTACTACATTGACAAGCTGAGTGAGATGTCGTTTGCGGCCTATATTTACCCTGATGTTGAAGAGGAGGTTTTGAATGCGCTTCAACAGGCATTTAAATCTCCAAGGAGAACACGCATTCCTCAGTCCTAGTTCATATCACTGGATTCACTATACACCAGAGCGACTGATTGATCGCTGGACTTCCGCCAAAGCCGGAGAATACGGTGTTGCGCAGCATGACTATGCTATGCGCGAAATCCAAGCTGGTAGACTTTCCGATCTTGTTGGAACTGTTGGCCTATACATCAACGATGCTATCAAGTATAGGATGACTTGCGAGCAGGTCCTTTATTTTTCTGAAAATTGCTTCGGCACTGCGGATACGATTGCGTTTCGATACAACACTCTTCGAATTCACGATTTGAAAACAGGAGTATATCCTGGTTCGGTACACCAACTTGAAGTTTATGCTGCATTGTTTTGTCTTGAGTACGACAAGGATCCGTTCAAGATCAAAATTGAGTTGCGCATTTATCAAGATAATGAGGTGATTGTGTTCGATGCTGATCCAGAGGATATTTTCTATATCATGGAAAAAATTCAAGAATTCGACAGGTTGCTCAGCCATCGGCGATTAGAGGAGGAGTCGTGATTGTTAGCGAAGAACAACATCGTCTTATGCATTACGGCACTCCTCGAAAGTCTGGTCGTTATCCTTGGGGATCTGGCGATAATGCTCCAGAAGCTACTAGAAGCAAGGATATTCTCGACGATATTGAATTTCTTAAAAATAAAGGTATGTCGGAAGCCGAAATAGCCAAAGGCATGGGCTATGCGTCGACAACTGAGCTTCGAAACAAGAAGTCCCGAGCTAAAGCGGAAGTGAAACAAGCATCGATTATCGAAATCGAACGGCTGAAAGAAAAAGGCATGTCAAATACGGCTATTGCTCGGCAGACGGGTATTGCAGAGCCTACGGTTCGGCTTTACCAGAAAGCAGGAGAGAAGGATAAAGCCGATGTCTATCATTCTACGGCCAATATGCTTAGAGAACAAATCAAGGCAAAAGATGTAGTGGACGTCGGAAGAGGAGTTCCCGAAAGACTTGGTATTACGCCTGACCGTTTGAAGGTTTCGCTTTCGATGCTGAAAGACGAAGGGTATGGAATCTTTGACCTTCCCATTCGACAGCTTGGTACTGGAAACATTACGATTCAAAAAGTGTTGGCAAAACCAGGTATCACCAGAAAGCAAATTGACCAAAACCGGCTGATCGTCAAACAAATTCAAGATACATATTCTGAAGATCGTGGTCGCAGCTTTCTCAATACTCAGCCGCCACTTTCCATCAGCTCGAGGAGAGTGGCTGTTGTTTACGGTAAAGAAGGTGCAAAAGCAGACGGTATGATTTACGTTAAGCCTGGTGTGGATAGGTTGAAGATTGGTGACAATCGTTACGGGCAGGTGCGTATCATGGTTGATGGTACGCACTATCTGAAAGGCATGGCCGCATACAAGGACAATCTTCCGGATCATATCGATGTGGAGTTTCACACAAAGAAAGATGATACCGGTCGTAAAAAAGATGCTATGAAGGAACTCGAAAAAGATCCCGTAACCGGCAAAGTTGATCCAGACAATCCGTTTGGTACGATCGTACGCCAAGTGCATAATCCAAAAACGGGCAAGGTTTCATCGGCGATGAATCTGGTCGGCGGTAAAGAAGGAGCTGGAGAAGAAGGTTACTGGGATACCTGGTCACGCAGTTTGTCTTCTCAGATGTTGTCCAAGCAAGACCCCGCTCTTGCAAAGCAGCAACTCGATTTGACGTTTGAACGCCGTAAAAAAGAATACGATGAGATTCTTTCGTTGACCAACGCTACGGTTCGGCAACAACTTCTCTATAAGTTTGGCGATGAAGCGGACGCGGCATCGGCACATCTCAAAGCGGCCAATCTACCGAGGCAGTCGAACAAGGTATTGCTACCGGTTCGAACTATGAATCCAAAAGAGATCTATGCACCTAGCTATAAGAATGGTGAGCGAGTCGTATTGATTCGATTTCCTCACGGTGGAACGTTTGAGATTCCAGAATTGACCGTGAATAATAAAAACAAAGAAGCTCAAAGAATTATCGGTAGGCAAGCGATTGATGCTGTTGGTATTCATCACTCTGTTGCTCACCATTTGTCTGGCGCAGATTTTGATGGGGATACCGTCCTTGTTATTCCAAACCCAAAACGAGATGTAAAGAAAACTTCTCCTCTTGAAGGATTGAAGGACTTTGATCCAATGATTTATAAGATCAAGGATCCTTCAATTAAACCCCCCACCGCTCAGCAAAAGGGTACTGAGATGGGGAAGATTTCTAATCTTATTACCGATATGACGCTTCAAGGGGCAAGCCGAGAACAGTTGACCCGTGCTATTAAACATTCCATGGTTGTTATTGATTCGGAAAAACACGGTCTCGATTTCAGACAGTCTGAGAAAGATAATAATATTCTTGCGCTGAAAGCGGAGTATCAAGGTGGGGAACGAAGAGGCGCGTCTACCATCATCAGCAGAAAGAAGTCGGAAGTAAGAGTGCCGAAGAAACAGCTGTGGTCTCCAGGTCCACGCTCCATAGATCCAAAAACCGGGGAGAAGATTTTTAAGACCACCACGCGTCAGATTGCTGAAACCAAAACTCGAACTATACAGGGAAAGAAAGTAAAGGTCGAGACCGGCCGTATGATAACCCCCCTAGTAAAAAGTACAAAGGGTGCCGAGGCTCGAGACGCACGTACTCTGGTATCGGGTGATAACATCTATATGGAAACTCTGTATGCCACCCACTCCAACAAGTTGAAGGCGTTGGCAAACGCGGCCCGGAAAGAAGCAGTCCTTACAAAACCCCCCGCCCAAAACAAATCGGCTAAGAAAGTTTACAAGTCGGAGGTAGACTCTCTCAAAGCAAAACTTGATAAGGCCAAAGGAAACGCCCCCCTAGAAAGACAAGCCCAGCAGCTTGCTGGAGTGAGGATCCGCCAGCAGCGCCAGGCAAATCCAGGAATGGACAAAGAGACCGAGAAGAAGATGAAGTTCAAAGCTTTGGATGTGTATAGAGAAAGAGTCGGGGCCAAGAAAGATCAGATAGTTATTACTCCCCGCGAATGGGAAGCGATTCAGGCAGGTGCAATTAGTAATCACATGTTGACCGAGATTCTTAGTAACGCCGATGTTGATAGAGTTAAATACCTGGCTCTACCAAAGACTGAACCTAAGATGACGAGCAACATGCTGGTAAGAGCCCGAGCAATGGCGAATAGTGGGTTTACCCAGGCTGAGATAGCTGAACAACTGGGCGTTGGACTGACTACACTCAAGGTGGGTCTCAGTGAGTGAGATGCTTACATCAAGTAGTGAACCAACAGAATACATGCTAACAACAGTGGACAATCCATTCAATCCATTCACCGACTTCGATGCTTGGTTGGAGTATGACATTAGTTTAGGTTACAACACCATGTCTTTCTTAGACCGCATAGCCATGACATCGTTTGATTTGTCTGAACCAGACGCAGCCGTAGTGATACAAGATGCGATTGATGAGATTGTTCAAGAGAACGTCTTAGGTATGTGGAGAAAAGTTTCAAGAACTTCAGCAGAACAATTCGAACCAGAACAGATGTAATTTTTTTGAAAGGTTAAGATGAATGTAATTCCAGTTTTTCTTTGGACAAAAAGATGTAAAGGTTGTGATGATACTTCTCCCCACGACGCACACCTAACAATCTTTGGTAGATTTGCTCTGGGAA